ATTAGCATTGACTATTAAGCAACAGCCTTTCAATGAAATATTGACAGGCGAAAAGACTGAAGAGTTTAGAGAATTGAGACCTACCATGTATTGTTCAAGATATGTTGTTTATCGTGGCGATGATGGTAAGGTATATAAAATGGCATCGCTCGTGCCTAAAGGTGTCGATTGTAAGCCTGAGATAGTAAAATATGATGCACTGAAACTAATAACAGGTGAACAAAAAGGCACACGTCCTTATCTGATTGTTGAGGTAAAATCAGCACAAATAGAAGTAATAACAGATGAGGACGATAATGTTATAACTTATGAGAAAGACGGTATGACGTATGCTATGGCTCAAATAGTTTATAAGTTGGGTAAGGTGTTAGATAAATTCAATTGTTAAACCATAAAAATTAATTGCCGAGTCTATAATTATCAGAGAGGTGACAACATTGGTGCGCGAAGGGGTGCATCAGGTCGTATTCAAAGCAGAGAGCAGCAACAGAGGGACTATAACCGTTTGTTTGGTGCGAAATGATGAATATACAGCAACATTCATCAAAAGTTATAGCCACGGTCAGCAACCAGACTGACCGTGTGCTATTGTTTTATTCATGCGGTAAAGACTCTATCGCCATGCTTGATATGGTTGCACCACATTTTAAAGAAGTGGTGTGCGTATTTATGTATTTTGTTAAAGGACTGAACCATATAAACAGATTCATAAATTATTCAAAGTCGAAATACAACAATGTGACATTTTTAGAAGTGCCACATTGGAATTTATCGAGAGCATTGAAAATCGGATTATTTTGCCAGCCACAAAAAGATGTTAAAATACTGAAATTAGCGGATGTGGTAGAGCGTGTCAGAGCGCATACAGGTATTGACTGGTGCTTTCTTGGAATGAAACAATCGGATAGCTTGAATCGTAGGTTAATGCTTAGGACATATGAGGATGAAGCTATAAACATAAAGTCAAAAATAGCATATCCTTTATCATTGTGGAAAAAGAAAGAGGTGCTTGCATATATCAAATTTCACAATCTTCCAACTCCAGTTGAATACTTTAAAGAAGCCGGTAATGGACTTTGGTTTGATATAAAGGTATTCTTATGGTTAAAGAAAAATGAGCCAGAGGATTTACAGAAAATATTGAAAGCATTTCCATTGTCAGAAAAAATATTGTTTGATTATGAGCAAAGAACTAAATAAATATTTTAAATCAGAGTCTGTTGAAATTGCTCGTAGTAGCATTCAATTTGCAAATTATAATCCAAGGAAGATAACGGATTCTGCATTGAAAAAGTTAAAGCAGAATATTAAACGTGTTGGAATGCTTGGAGGTATTATATGGAATGAACGGACAAATAATTTGGTTTCCGGTCATCAGCGTGTGACCGTCTTAGACCAGCTCAACGGATATGATGGAACAGAAGAAACTGATTATATACTTCGTGTTGACAAGGTAAATCTATCAGAAAAAGAGGAAAAAGAACAGAATATCTTTATGAATAATCAATCTGTTCAAGGAGAATTTGACATAGATGCCTTACGCAACTTATTAACTGAAATTGATTTTAAGAGTGCAGGATTAACAGAACAGGATTTATCAATCATTGGTATTGATTTTGATATGCCTGTTTTAGAAGAAATACGGACAGGGATAGAAGATATGTCCAGTTCTTATAATGAGGGTAAAGAAAGAGAGAAGAAAATTGCCGAATTATCACGAGAATCCCAAATAGCACATAACAAGGAAGTCAAGCAACAGGTAAAGGATGCTGCACAGAAACAAGCTCAGGATATGGATGCTTATCTAATGCTTTCCTTTGATACATTTGAAGCCAAGTCTGCTTTCTGTGAAAGATTTGGTTATGATCCTTACTCCAAGTTTATCAAGGGTGAGGTATTCGATGAACAAGTAGAAAGAATTGAATGATAATGAAAGCATCAGAAGAATTTGGAGAAATTATCGACAGAATAGACAATCTGTTAGGTGCATTGGAGTTACCGATGCCAGCAGAGTTCCATGTAAATCAGATGAAACATGAACTCAGTGATATGTCGGAGAAGTTGAAACGAATATACGTAGAAGAAGAGAGCGAAAACCCTTGGGAGGAATAAATGATGAAAGGTGAATCTCAAAAAAGTAAACATACGGGAAGAAAGCCCAAATTCGACTACAAGAGCGAGGAATTTCTCTCTCAGGTGGAAACGTATGCTAAAAAGGGATTCACGGATAAGGAAATTGCACTTAGTTTAGGGATCGAACCTGAAACTTTTTGTAGAGCCAAAGGCAAATATCCGCAATTAAGTCAAGTTTTAGCGCGGGCGCGATGCGCTATTAATTCCCTTGTCAGAGCAAAGTTCCTTGCAATGGCATTAGGCGGTATCAAGACCAAAAGTACCGTAGTAAGAAAACTGAAAGACCAAGAAGGAAACCTGACCGGTGAAGAAGAATTACAGGTAAGTGAAAGCGAACTGGCTCCGAACCTTCAGGCAATGTCCGTTTGGCTATATCACCATGACGAAGAATGGAGAAAGGTTGAGCGTAAACAAGACGAAGAAGCAGATATTCCTAAAGATATTGAACACGGTGTTTCTATTGATTCATGGATTAAAGACAAGTTGAAATGATTGTTCCCCAAGAAATATATCATCCGTTATACACCGACAACGAGAAATTTATTATTCTCATCACTGGAGGTCGTGGCTCAGGAAAGTCTTTCAACGCTTCCACCTTCATCGAGCGTCTGACTTTTGAAATGACCCCTGTTGAGAAAATAGTACATCAGATTCTTTATACCCGTTACACAATGGTGTCGGCTGGTATGTCTATCATCCCTGAAATGATGGAAAAGATAGAATTGGATGGCACTACGAAGTATTTCAAGACCACCAAGACGGACATCGTAAACCGCATGACAGGCAGTCGCATCATGTTCCGAGGTATCAAGACTTCTTCCGGGAATCAGACAGCCAAATTAAAATCCATTCAGGGTATCACCACCTTTGTTTGTGATGAAGCGGAAGAGTGGACCAGTGAGGAAGAGTTCGACAAAATTATGCTCTCCATCCGTAAGAAGGGAATCCAAAACCGGATTATAATCATTATGAATCCCTGTGATTCCAATCACTTCATCTATAAAAAATACATCGAAAATACTCATAGGCTGGTAGAGATCGACGGAGTGCAGGTACAGGTTTCCACCCATCCGAATGTCCTTCATATTCATACAACCTACTTCGATAATATCGAGAACCTTTCTCCTGAGTTCTTGAGAGAAGAATCCGGAAAAGTACGCTCATGTGGTTATTGGTCGCTGGGCTGATGTAGCCGAAGGTGCGGTGTTTAAAAAGTGGGGTATTGTGGATGAGTTCCCGATGTGGTGTAAGAAAGTGGCTATCGGATTGGATTTTGGTTATACCAATGACCCTACAGCAGTTATCCGATGTGGAATCATAGACAATGCGCTATATTTGGATGAAGTGGATTATAGAACTGGATTACTTTCTGGAGATATTATAAAAACCTTGCGTCCTTGGGGTTTGAAAGTGATAGCCGATAGTGCCGACCCACGACTTATTCAGGAAATCCACAACGGAGGTATTAAGATTTACCCGGTAGAAAAGGGACAAGGTTCTGTCAATGCCGGTATAGACAAGGTGCAGGGTATGGAAATTTACATTACCAAGCGTTCTTATAACCTTCAAAGGGAGTACAGAAATTATGTTTGGGCAAAAGATAAGGACGGGAACTATATCAACGAGCCGGAAGACCACGACAATCACGGAATAGACGCTGCTCGCTATTATGTACTGGGTGAACTACTTGGCAAGATTCAGAAGCCGAAAGATTTAACAGGAATATTTACTCACTAAAATTATAGATTATGCCATTAACACTCGAAGAAATATTAGCATTGCCTGACATCGGGCAGAAGATAAACTACCTGAAGAAAGGTAGAAAAACCGAACTTCCAGACCGTTGTAAACTTTGGGACGACTGGAATCCCGAACGCCATGAAATCATGGTTGACAAAGAGAAGTACCCGGATAGAAAAGTTCTTGAAAAGGAAGCGGAAAAAGTTTTTGATGAAAAGACTGGTAAGACCTATGAAATCGAAGCACAATATAAGACTGAACCGGTAAACCGTATTTCTATCCCTTTGGAGCAAGATATTGTCAACATTCAAACAGCTTTTACGGTCGGCACAGAACCGTCTATGGATTGCACTCCGACTGATGATGATGAAAAGAAGCT